CTGTTTTTCTATAAACTTGTAAACAAATTTGACTAAATCATCTACGCATGTTACAGAATTTTGCATGCTGATTAGATTGTCGTAATGTAAGAGTTTATAAAGGTAATTTTTAGGCTCTACTACTCCGTTAAATGGTATCCGTATTCTTAGTATGTATCGGTCTAGGTCAGAGCTGAGCTTTTCGAAAGCGTCCTTCGTTTTAGAATAAAACGAACTATCATAAGCATCTGCTCCAAAATCCGACTGATCTGTTTCTGTGTACTTCTTGCTGTATCCGGAAAAGATACACCCTGAGCCTATATGAATAATGGGAATTTTAAGTTCGTTTGCAGTTTTTGTTAAATATAACGGCACTGTTACGTTAAAATGATAACAGTTCTCTTTGTCTTCTTCACAAGAATCTACGTTTGGTTTGCCTGTATAACCAGAACAATTAACAATCCAATCAAATTTAGATCCTTTTAAAAATGGTTTAAAAATAGCTGGATTAGAATAATCCAAATCCGATTTGCCTAAGTGAGTTATTTCGTGAGTTGTGTCTTGAGAAGAAGCAATGTAGGTTCCAATATATCCTTTTCCTAAAACTAATATTTTCATTTTATATTACAAAAAATAATGCTCCAACAATTCACTTAAGAGTCAACAAATAAGAAAGTTTGTTTAAAATACTTAAAATCTCGTCACGAATATTCAAACAATCAGTATCTAAGTTTGTGTTCACTACTTCATTAAATCTCGTAGTTAAAAAATCAGTAACGTCTAATATTACTGCTTTAATATCAATTTCGTCGTAGTTTGATATTTTAAGTTGATTCGCAGTAAAAGACAGTCGTTTATATTTTCCTTGATAAACTTCTACTAAATTATCTATTAAATCATCTAACTTTGAATAAGCAAAACCAAAAGATTCGTGCTCGGCATGACTCGACGTTTGCCAATGCAAAATTCTAAGCTGCATTTGCAATTTTATTAAAATAAAAACTATCTTTTCCATTATTTAGCTTTATTAAAGCTTAACGGTTGCTTTAGATGCTGCTGTAGCTGTTGTGCGTTTTTGTTCAACGGTCCAAAACTGATATGCTATAACTGCTTGGATCATTTGCACGGTTCCATTATCTTTAATGTCAAGCTGAGTGTCTTGTACTGATTGAACGTACATTCCCCAGAGCTTGTATTCTCTCATAGTTTGAAAGTTTTTATCCGTCAATTGCATCACAAGAACTGAAGTGTCACTTGGAGTATTGTACAAACCTGTAGAAGTTTGATCGTCAAATATTTCTCTTGAATTTTTTTCAAGAATTGCTCGTAGGTTGTAAGACTGATCGCAGCGGAAGGTTACTGAGTAGTTTGCTGACCCTGGATATGAAGCTGATCCTGGAACGTTAAACTGCAAACCCATGTAATTTACAGGAATGTTGTTTATTGTTCTGCCCGGTAATGTTGCCGTTTCTAAATAAATCAAGTCGTCTTCTCCAAACCCCGTATTTCCAAGTTGGTGAATTCGAAATTGAAAATTACGAGCAAAGTCTCTTTGCTGTGCTACTCTATAGAATGAAGTGATATTTTGTGGCATAATTTTATTTAATTAAGTTTTTTGGTATTTGTATTAAATCAATTCTTGGAAGTCTTGTCCAGTTCTAGTTGCTACAAAATTAACTAAAATAAACTCTACCGTTCTTGTTGGTTTAATATAAATGTCTATGATCAACTCATTGTTGTCAATCGTTTCGGGAGTATTGTTTCTTTCGTCACAAACTAACAAATAATCATAAACACCTTGAGTGTTTTTTGCGAATTCAAAAATTGGTGTTATAGCATTTATTACTCTTGTTCTTGTAAATTCCGTGTTTGGTTCAAAAACAAAATATTTAACCGTTCTTGTAACTGCTCTTTCTAAGGCCAAGAACAAGCGTCTTACGTTAATTCGATCAAATGCTGTTGGTTTAGACTGAAGGGTTTTTTGTCCCATTATTGCGTAACCATCGTTTAAGAAATACACAACAGGGTTTATTGAAATTTCATATAACTTGTCTCTTTGCTTTTGATTTGGATTAAACGCAATGTCGATTGCATTGAAAATGCCTCTATTTAATCCAGCAGGAGCTGCCCAAGGTTGAGCAACGCGATCGCTTTTTGCAAAAATTGATGCTGCATAAGCTGAAAACGGAGCCCAGAACTTGCGTGTCGAATATGTATCAATGGTTTTTACCCAGTTAGCATAGATTGCTCCGTAATTTGTTTCAAGTCCTTTGGCGCATTCTTTAAGTGGTAGAAAAATATCGTTATTGAAGGTTCTTTTTGGTGAATCAATAACCTTTGTGTCTTTTCCTACAATAAAATTGCTGCGGTGAGTGTCAATAATAGCAAAACAGTCTCTTCTTACGTTTTCTGTAAAATCTAATAATTCGTTTACTACTGCTCTCCAATTGTTTAGTAAAGAGGCTGTAACTGGAATATTTGTTTCGTCGTTATATGCTTTTGTGAAAAACTCTTCGGTTGATGAGTAGATCGTTGATAGTCCAGCATCACAAATGACGTCAACGGTGACGTTGTCTACGACTTCCAATAATCTTAATGTTTTTGACAGCTTAGTTGGTACGTCTCCAATAATTTTAGAAAGTTCAGCTTTTTTAGAGTCTGGAACAAAAATTCCAAGAGGAAAAAGAGCTTTAGCTTCAGGCAATACTGTTAATCTAGAGGTAGGAGCAGTAGAATTGACGGCCCAATCATGCTCGATTGAGATGTTTGGGTTGATATACATCTTTATAGAAGGTGAACCTTCGTTTACGTCATCTTCTATAAATGAATTTACCAACATTCCTCCAGAAGGACTGATTTTCTTTCTGGTATAATCAAACGAACCTAAGTAACGCTCTGTTGCTCCCATGGATAAAATAGTAGCGTCAGATGTAGATCTGCGAATTTTAAATACACCTAAAGACATATGATCATCATAGTCTTGTGTCTCAAATCCAATAAATCCTACTTTTTCTAACATTTCAGATACAGAAGTAATTCCTCTTTCTGATTCGTAAGAAGTAGCAGAAAGAGCAAAGTCAATTCGAGTGTCATTAACAAATGTGGTTTCAGTTTCAGAAGACAGAGCAATCAATTTGGTAACAGAATAATAATTTGGTGAGTTTGGATACACTTGAGTGTTGTCCGTTAAACCGACATAATATCCTTCTGCGTTTTCGTTATTTACTGCTTGCAGATCATTTAAAATAACAAAGCCTGCAGTTATGTCGATCGTCGTTCCAAATGAAATGTTGCTTGACACGCCTGGTGCAAATGTATTGCCTGCTGTTCCCACCCAATTAAATTCACCCTCGGTAATATTTTTATATTGTTGAGGAGTTAATAACACATGAAGAGGACGGCCGACTTGCCAGTTAGCTGAAAGCAGGGGTGTATCGCTAGAAGAAAGCATCGGGTACAGCAAAGCACTATAACTTTTAGCAAATGACTCACCTCCGTCTTCACCATAAGGAAGACGGACGGTATTTAATACACCAGGTGAGTTCAATACTTCTTTACAACTCGAAAAGAAGTAACGCTCTGCTGGTGTTGTGGGAGTTCCGTAAATTTCCTCCAGTTCACTCACAGTCGTTATTCTCATTGGCTCTGAAACTGGGCCTTGTGAAGCAAACCCGGGAACTACAACGACAGTACCTTCAGCTGTTGCTGTTCTTAGGGTCAAATCTTTTTCCGTAATTTGTACACCTGGTGAATTAATTAAACGTGCCATATATTTTATTTATTCAAAAACCGTTTATTTTTTTTGTTACATAACTAATGTCTAGCTGGCTAAATTGAAACTCAACCGTCGTTTCAATCAACTCAGAATCTCTATATGAATAATTAATTGCTCCCAAATTTGTTGGAAAAGCAAAAAGATACTTAAATTCTACAACTTTCTCGTTATACTCATCTAAACAAATAATTGAAAAATTTGCTTCATACTCGTTTAACAAGCCAGATTCGTGCTGACTTTTGTTTGACATTTTATCTAATGGTGTCCCTCCATATTCACTTTCGAGTGGTGTGTTAAGAATTTCTAACCATT